TACCACTCGCGCCCTCTTTGTAGAGAATATTCGCAGCACGAATCGCATCGGACCCGAACATCGTGTATAGTGCTTGTTGGCGTTGCTCATCCGTTAGCCCTGCGAGACTCGTTTTGAGTATCTCCGAGATGTCGGCCATCGACTTGATGTGGCCCTGCGCGTCGTAAAATTGATTCGCGCCGTCTTTCGTTATGATTCCGAGGTCCGACATTTCTGTCCGAGCCTTCTTCGTCTGTGGCGTTAAGTTCATCAACATCGTTTTTAATGACGTACCAGCGTCCGAACCTTTTAGTCCGTTTTGGGCAAATAATGCCAACGCCGTCGACGTATCTTTAAACGTCAGCCCTACGCCAGAAGCTACCGCCGATACCATTGATAATCCGTATTGCATTTCTCGTACATCTGTCGCGGAAGCATTCGCAGCCCCCGCGAGGATATTAGCCGCGTCAGCAACCGATAGTCCATCCTTCTGAAACGCGTTCAACGCCGTAGACGCAATCTGCGCTGCCTCTCCGAGATCTAACTCGCCAGCTGTTGCGAGGTCAAGTGACGCCTGCAGTCCGCCACTCATAATCTGCTCAACGGATACACCCGCCTTTACGAGCTCCTCGAATCCTTTCGCCGCTTCAGCCGATGAGTACTTCGTTTCCTTTCCGACATCTATTACGAGTTTCTTTACTTCATCCATCCGACTCGCTAATTCAGGTGCAACCGCCTTAATGTTCGCGAGGCCTTGTTCGAAAGTAGCCGCTTGTTTTACGGCATACCCAATACCGCCCCCAACCGCTGCCGCCATAGCCCCGAATGACATTGCGATGGCACCGCCCGCCTCACTCAACGAATGCCCGAGCCCTACCATGCGGTTTTGTAGTCCGTTCGCGCCGTTACCCATTTGACTGAATTGGTTCCCAACGCCCTGCATCGTCTGACCTAGCCCCGCCATTGCGGACCTCGTTTCGCTTACGGCGCTTTGTACGCCGGAGGCGTCTGCACTAATAGTTACGCGAATATCACCGATATTTGACAATCATACTCACCGCCCTTCCTTCGTGATTCCGAACTGCTCGTATAGCGCATCGAGTTTCGCCCGCTTTTCTTCCAGCGAGATGACATTACGCTCACCACCGCCGAGACCCGCGATTTCTTCAATCCTCGGAACTTTCTTAACGTGAGGGCTTACGAGATATTGGATATAGCGAGCCTTGCGCATTTCGCGATCGCGGAATCCTTCATACATGAGCGAAAACTGCCTCGGCGTTAACTCGAAAAATTGCTCCGGAGTTAGTTCGAGTACACCGTATGCCGTCCGCTCCAATGCGTCCCAATCGATACCGTCGCGGCTTACTTCTTTTTTCCTGTCGCAGCGCCTTTTGTTGCTTTCTGTAGCGTATTGGATTTATCGAATGCGTCCTTCACAAGCGCGGCTAGTTCTTCGAGAGTCACCGCTCCGTCTTCGAGCGTTTCGTCTAGCTTCTCGATAAGGTCATCGAATGTGAGGTGTTTGAAGTCGCTGTGCCGTTTCAGACATGCATAAATAAATGCGGTAAGTGTGCGCAGGCTTTCTAGGTCCTCTGTTTCAAAAACCTTGCTGATGCCCTTGCTGTAGTGCTCCTCGATTGCCAATAGGCTCGAGTACGTAAATTTCATATCGTAGGCTTTTCCGCCGATTACGATTTCTGCCATCGTCATACCCTCCGTTTCAAATAAAAAAGGCGCCTAAGCGCCCGTTATTATGGAAGTGTTACCTCCGATAAAGCTCCCGTTCCTTGTAATTCGACGGAATAAGTTGCCACATCGTCGTATGGCGCATCAAGGTCTCGGGATGTTACAATCGCAAAACCTTCTAACGCTTTTGTTGCGCTCTCCTTTACGCGAACCTTTACTTTCTCTTGACCGCGCATTGCGTCAACAAGCGCCGCATACGCCACGTCGTCAAGGATAAGTACGCCGTCTGCGCTGATCGTCCAAGAATTTAGCGAGTAATCAAACTCGCGATAGTTGCTCGATTGCTTATTCGTTGTTTCCATCGTATCAGCCGTCTCGGATAGCGTTGCGTTTTGCTGTCCGCCTACAATAGACCACGTAGGAGTGCCGCTACCTGTGTCGACCATGATTACGATATCCACGCCTTTAGTAACTGCCATTTCGTTTCCCCCTAGATTAAGTTAATGTCACGCACACGAACGTCTAAATAGACACGGTGCATGTTTGTTACGTCCTCGACTGCTTCCGAAATATTCGGGCTTATAAACACCACATCAGCACGGAAATGTCCGATTACTGGCGGAGGTGCCGGTTGCGTTGTGTCGAGCAAATCGATTTCATAACGCAAAAAAACACGCTTCAGACCGTCTTGTAAGCGAGCGAGTGACGAGGCACTTTCGCAAAACAAGCCGACCGTAAACGTGTAGTCGTTTTGAGCATATTCGTATTGTTTCTCGAGCACTTGCACGCCGGTTGACAGATGCCGAACGGTTGCGAACGGGAACGACTTGCCGCTAATAGGCACGCTATCGTACGCCCACACAACGTCGGTCATATCTGGCATCGCATTTTTCAAGTGCGCGATAATCGAGTACTGAATTTCGTGGAGCAAATCAAACGCCCCCTATACTTCGTCTAACTGCGTTTTCTAATTCTGTTTTAAATGTACCCTCATGTTTCGTAACCGATCGGCGTATATATCCGCTCTTTGTGCGATGTTCGTACTCTTGGCGCCTAGCGTACTCAACGTCTGAGCCCCACGTCCGCTCGCCTTGCTTCGTATCTTGCGGAAAGATATCGATGCTGTTCGCGAGCCGTCCTGTTAGCCTCGGCGCTTCCTGTCGCGATGTATTTACCATCTGCAACGCTGTGCGCTCGACTGCTTCGTCAACTTCGTTTGGTACATCGGAAGCAATCTGCTCTAGATTCGCTAGCACTTCGTTTAGTCCCGTCAAATTAACCCGTATCCTCATGTCGTCCGCCTCGCAATGCACTCGTACCTCGTAATGACGTCGCCGACACCCTCGGGACGAGTCGAGATTAACGTATAGTAATATCCGTCGTGAATCACCTGTCGCACGTCAGATAAGTCGATTGCATCTGCGAATGAAACGAGCATATCGCCTGCTTCGATTTCGTATCCGTCGATTAACTGCACGTCGCCCTTAACGCCAGCCGAGGCGTTCTGCCATACTGCCGAAACAACTTCGATTTGCTCCTCGGTAATATTCTCGTCCGTGTACGGGTCCTCCCCAGTGACAACGGATCGCACGAGTTCCGTTTCAGTTTCGCGGCCTGCGACAACCTCGGCACGATTCGCAAGCATCCACGCCTTATCGTTATCGTTAAGCATTTCGTTTCACCGCCTCTACATCGTCAACTAACTCGTATGTCGTATAACTCGTGCAATTCACATGCGGGTGGAGCACTTCGGGGTCAGTCGGTTTATACAATCCGTTTCCATAGCCGTATCGGTCAATCTTCTCGAGTTGGCTGCATCGATGCTCCGGTCGGTCTGCCTTCCCGCGATGTATCCGCAACGCCTTAACGTACGGACTTTGTTGCGCTGTGTAAGAACTTGCCATACGGTATGTGATATTTCCTTCGGTCACAACTAACCGCTTGATTTTCCACGTCTCGTTATCGTATACCTTGCGGACGTCTGCGATAATCGAATTCACGCCTTTGCCCGTAACCACGCCCGAAGTCAACGCTTGCTGTATCGCAAGTCGTTGCTCGCGTGTTACCCGCCAGACTCGATTCAATATCACGAGACCGTCGTCTCCATAACGATTGATAGCCGCTTGGAATACGTTCTGATTTACGCGGTCAAACGCCGCACCTCCGAGCATTTCCCCGACAGTTACGCCGATCACGCCCGCCGTTATCTCGCTATATGCCGTCACACCCGCCGCAGCCGATTGTTCAATTACGCTATTCATCGTCGTCGCATTCGCCTCTCGCATTCGCATCTCAATCGTATTTAGGTCGTTGATGAGCGATTGCAAGCGTACTTGCGCAATCTTGCCGTTCGCGTCGGTATATGACGCCAGTTTCTCGATTAACTCCGCTCGAATTCGGTTGAGCTCCCGTATTG